TCGGTAACGTTTAATTCAGAGGTTTAAGAAAAAATGGCTCGTCAACAAGTAAATACTTTACCACTAAGAACTATTAGTGATTTTAAAAGTAAATTAAAAGGTGGTGGTGCAAGACCCAATCTATTTGAAGTGGAATTAACCTTCCCTTCAGGTGTTGGTGTTCAAGATGAAAATGAAGTTCTTAGTGATGCTAGAATTTTGGTAAAAGCAGCAGCATTACCCTCTTCAACAGTAGCACCAATTGATATTCCTTTCAGAGGAAGAATATTAAAAATTGCAGGTGATAGAACATTCGAAACATGGACTATCACTGTAATGAATGATACTTCATTCAATATCAGATCTGCATTTGAGAAGTGGATGAACTATATTAATAAATTGGATAACGGAACTGGAGAAACAGATCCTTCACTTTATCAAGTAGATGCTAAAGTAAATCAATTAGATCGTACCGGAACGGTCCTTAGAAAATATATTTTCAAGGATGTTTTCCCAACTAATATCTCTACAATTGATTTAAGTTATGAGACGACTGACACTATTCAGGAGTTTACCGTAGAAATGCAAGTCCATTATTGGGAAGCATATAAAGGTAATGGACCATCAGCGGGTGGTGAAGATATCTCCTAAATAATAAAATAGTAGTCTAAGTTAGTTTATAATATGGCAAAACTTTTTGGTTTTTCTATTGATGATGCAGAAAAGAAATCCAAATCTGTAGTTTCCCCTGTCCCCGTGAATAACGAGGATGGGGTTGATAACTATATTGCAAGTGGATTTTATGGTTCATATGTAGATATTGAAGGTCAATATAGAACAGAATTTGATCTAATAAGAAGATACAGAGAGATGTCACTTCATCCAGAAGCGGATGGTGCCATCGAAGATGTTGTAAATGAAGCAATTGTGAGTGATCTTTATGATTCTCCAATTGAAATTGAATTGTCTAATTTAAATGCTACAGATAATTTAAAGAAGGCAATTAGACAAGAATTCAAGTATATCAAAGAAATCTTAGACTTTGATAAGAAGTCACATGAAATTTTTAGAAATTGGTATGTTGATGGAAGATTATATTATCATAAGGTAATCGATCTTAAAAAACCTCAGGAAGGAATTAAAGAACTGAGGTATATCGACCCAATGAAGATGCGGTTTGTCCGTCAAGAAAAGAAAAAAGATAAGAATGTTATTGGACCAAATATTGCTGGTCGTGATGAACAAAAAAATGGAATTGCTCCTGAGATTGAAGAGTATTTTGTTTATACTCCAAAACCAAACTATCCAACCGGAAACTTAACTAGTGGTGGTGGAAATAAAGGAACTAAGATTGCAAAAGATGCAATCACATATTGCACTTCAGGTCTGGTAGATAGAAATAAAGGTTCTGTTTTATCGTATCTCCATAAAGCAATCAAGGCACTCAATCAACTTAGAATGATTGAGGATTCTTTGGTTATCTATAGATTATCAAGAGCACCCGAACGTAGAATTTTTTATATTGATGTTGGCAATCTTCCTAAAGTAAAGGCAGAACAATATCTTCGTGATGTTATGAATCGTTATCGTAACAAGCAAGTTTATGATGCAAACACCGGAGAAATCCGTGATGATCGCAAATTCATGAGTATGATGGAAGACTTCTGGCTTCCTCGTAGAGAAGGTGGTAGAGGAACTGAAATAACAACTCTTCCTGGTGGTCAAAACTTAGGAGAACTTGCTGATATTGAGTATTTCCAAAAGAAACTTTATAGAGCACTTGGAGTTCCAGAATCAAGAATTGCTGCTGATGGTGGATTTAATCTTGGTCGTTCTTCTGAAATCTTAAGAGATGAACTTAAGTTTGCTAAGTTTGTTGGTCGTCTGAGAAAGAGATTTGCTCAGATGTTCAATGATATGTTGAAGACACAATTAATTCTTAAGAACATTGTTTCAGTAGAAGATTGGGATAAGATTAGTGATCATATCCAATATGATTTCTTGTATGATAATCAGTTTGCAGAACTTAAAGAAACAGAAATGTTGAATGAGAGACTTGGTGTTCTCGCAACTATTGAACCTTATATCGGTAAGTATTATTCCCAGAAGTGGGTTCGTAGTAAAGTTCTTCGTCAGACTGATGGAGAAATGATTGAAATGGATGAACAGATTGAAAAGGAAATAAAAGATGGCATTATTCCCGATCCGAATGCTGTTGATCCAATAACTGGAGAACCATTACCAGCAGGAGGTGAGCAGGGAATGATGGGTAATGTTCCTATGGAACCTGAAGTAGATGGTGGAATGACTGAAGTAGACGGCAAAGCTGCCGAGATATAAATAGAAAATATAGATATATTAAACTTTCATGGAAGAAATTGTAAATTTAATTGGATCCGATTCATCGGCATCTGATATTAGTGACAAAATCAAAGATATCTTGTATGCAAAAGCAGCAGGACATATTGATAATGCTCGACCAGTAGTTGGAGCATCTATGTTTGGTGATGAATCACAATCAGAGGATCAAGAATAATGGCAAGAACTTTATCCAAGGGAGCAGAAATTGCTTGCCCGACGACAACCGGTGCTGCAACTAGTTTTACTCAAGCAACAGTTGTTCGTTTAGTAAATACTGATACTGCTAATCATCTAGTGACTGTTGTTGAAACACAGAGTGGAAGTGTAATTGGTTCTTTTACTTTACCAACAGGTGCAGTTGAATATCTTGAAAAAAATCCAAATCAGTGCGTTTTTGCTGCAAATGCTGGTGTATTGGGTTCAAAAGTAGGATTCACAGGTTAATACAAATGAAACTTATCACAGAAGAAATTTCAAACGTAAAGATTATTAAGGAAGGTAAGAAAGGACAACCTCAAAAACTATACATTGAGGGAGTTTTCTTACAAGGAGACCTTAAAAATCGTAATGGAAGAATGTATCCTATGGATACTCTTTCAAGAGAAGTAAAACGTTATTGTGAAACTTTTGTTAATAAAGGTCGTGCTCTTGGAGAACTTGGTCATCCTGATGGACCTACCGTAAATCTTGATCGTGTTTCTCATAAGATTACTTCACTCACTCAAGAGGGTAGTAATTTTAGAGGTAAGGCACAAATCCTTAATACTCCTATGGGTAAAATTGCATCTTCACTTTTAGATGAAGGTGTGATGCTTGGAGTTTCTTCTCGTGGTGTTGGTTCATTAAAAGAAGATCGTGGTGGATGCAAAGTTGTTGGTGAAGATTTCATGTTAGCAACTGCTGCTGATATCGTTGCCGATCCTTCTGCACCTGATGCATTTGTATCAGGAATTATGGAAGGAAAAGAGTGGATTTGGGAAGGAGGAATTCTTCGTGAGCAACTCGCAGAGAAAACTCAGAAGAGAATTAATACTCTTGTTGACCAAAGAATTCTTGATGGATATAAGTTAAATTTGTTCAATGAATTCTTATCAAATCTTTAAATTATAAATAAATATATTAGTATAAAAAATCTAATAAAATCAAATGTCCGTTGGTAGCAATTTACAAGAAATGGAAAACGTAGTAACTAAAGGAGCTGCTGCATCTGAAGCAATGTCAAAGGCAGGAAGCAATGCTTCCGGTGTTTCTACACCAGGCCAGACTGGCAATTGGGAAGATCTCGGTGGTCCTACTCCAGAAAACTATAAAGTAGACGACAACTCTGCTAAACTCGCAGAACCTAAAATCGCAACTGTCAAAGACATTGTGAATAGAGGTGCTAAACCTGCTGAACCTATGCCTAAAGGTATGAAGGAAGAGGAAGAAGTTGAAGGAGAAGTAGTCGAAGAAGAAGAGAATACTGCATCTGCTGAAGATGTAGTTTCTGAGGAAGAAACTTCTGATGAAGAAGTTGTATCTGAAGAAGAAGTAATCGAAGCAGAATATGACATCGAAGAAGATGTTGATGCATTGCTTGCCGGTGAAGAACTTTCCGAAGAATTCCAAGAGAAAGCACGTACCATTTTTGAAGCTGCTATCAAAACAAAAGTTGCCGAAGTTCAAGAAGAACTGAAGGCACAATACGAAACAACTCTCGAAGAAGAAGTTAATCTTATTAAAGAAGAACTCACTGATAGAGTTGACGCATATCTTGAGTATGTTGCCGAAGAGTGGATTACCGAAAATCAACTCGCAGTCGAGCAAGGTCTCAAGGCAGAAATGTCAGAATCATTCCTGACCGGATTCAGGAATCTCCTTGAAGAACATTATGTAACAATCCCTGAAGATAAATATGATGTAACCGCCGCAATGGTGGAAAAATTAGATGAAATGGAATATAAACTCAACGAGCAAATTAAGTCTAATATTGCTCTTAATCAAAGATTAGCTGAGTCGGTTGCTGAAACAATCCTCTCCGATGTCTCCGAAGGTCTTGCACTTTCACAAAAGGATAGACTAGCCAGTCTTGCAGAAAATGTTGAGTTTGATAGTGAAGAGAACTATAGAGAGAAACTTACAACTCTGAAGAATTCTTATTTCTCAGAAACTGTCGGTTCTCAAAGAGACACTTCAGAGAATATCTCTGAGAGTTCAGAGTCCATTGCACAACCAGTAACTGGTTTAATGGAAACATACATGGATACTCTGACTAGAGTTTCTAAAAAGTGATTTTTTAATTATAAATCAAACTAAAATTTTTAACAAGGTAAATTCAAATGCAAGGTTTCAATGCTGAACACCTTCAGGAGAAGTGGGCACCTATCCTCAACCATGAGGGTCTCGGAGGCATCAATGATGCTCATAAGAGAATGGTTACCGCAGTTCTTCTGGAGAACCAAGAAAAAATGATCAGAGAGGAAAGAGAATTCCTTTCTGAAGCACCTACCAACTCCACCGGAGCTGGTATCGATAACTTCGATCCCGTTCTGATCTCATTGATCAGACGTTCAATGCCTAACTTGGTCGCATATGACCTCGCAGGTGTTCAACCGATGAACGGTCCTACTGGACTGATCTTCGCAATGCGTTCACGCTATGCTACTCAAGGTGGCGATGAAGCATTCTACGATGAAGCAGATACCGGATTCTCCAATAGTGGAATCGGAACTGCAGGTCCCTATGTTCCAGGATCCGAAGGAAATGCTGTTGGTTTCGGTACTACCGGATCTCAGAATGGTTCTAATCCAGGACTTCTAAATCCAACTACTCAAACCGAAAGTGGATACACTGTCGGTCAGGGTATGGACACTGACCAGTCTGAAGACTTGGGTGCTGGTCAAACTTTCAAAGAGATGGCATTCTCGATTGAGAAAGTCACCGTTACTGCTAAGTCCCGTGCTCTGAAAGCAGAGTATTCTCTGGAACTGGCACAAGACCTCAAGGCAATTCATGGTTTGAATGCTGAGGCAGAACTTGCCAACATCCTCTCTACTGAAATCCTTGCGGAAATCAACAGAGAAGTCATCAGAACCATCTATAAGGTTGCTAAACCTGGTGCTCAAGCAAATTGTGCCACACCTGGTACTTTTGACCTTGACGTTGACTCTAATGGTCGTTGGTCTGTTGAGAAGTTCAAAGGACTTATCTTCCAGATCGAAAGAGATGCTAACGCAATCGCGCAGCAAACTCGTAGAGGAAAGGGCAACATGATTCTGTGTTCCGCAGACGTTGCTTCCGCATTGACAATGGCTGGTGTACTTGATTACACCCCTGCACTTAATGCAAACCTGAATGTTGATGACACTGGTAACACCTTCGCAGGTGTACTTGCTGGTAAGTATAAGGTCTATATTGATCCTTATTCTGCAAACGTTTCTGGTGATCAGTACTATGTTGCTGGTTATAAAGGTTCTTCACCTTATGACGCAGGTCTGTTCTACTGCCCTTACGTTCCTCTTCAGATGGTTCGTGCAGTTGGAGAGAACACCTTCCAGCCTAAGATCGGATTTAAGACTCGTTACGGAATGGTTGCGAACCCATTTGCTGAGGGTCTGAACACAACCAATACTGGTAGAATCAAGACTAACTCTAACACTTACTACAGAAGAGTCAAGGTTCAAAACCTTATGTGATCCACGGTTCACATATTTCACACAGAGACCCCAAAAGGGTCTCTTTTTTTATCTAAATAAAAATAAAAATGTCCAGCAATTTTCCCAACCAAATAGACAATAGAAACTTTCTAGCGCCGGTTGGTTTTAAGTTTACTCTATCAAAAAATCCAAAGATTCCCTTTTTCTGTAATTCAGCAAGAATACCGGAAATTAGTTTAGGTTCTGCAATTCAACCAACATATCTTAAAGATTTGGATGTTCCTGGTGATAAATTATCTTATGGTGATTTCACTTTAAGATTTTTAGTTGATGAGAATCTGGAAAATTATATGGCAGTTCATAATTGGATGACTGGTTTGGGATTTCCAGAAACACCTCAACAATTTAGGGATTTGATAACGAATGATGATGGTGTAAGAGATTTAAAAGAACAGTTCAGTGATGGAAGTCTTCACATTTTAAATAGTAATTTCAGAGATATTGCTATTGTGAAGTTTAGAGATTTATATCCTACATATTTGAATTCCTTAGATTTTGAAGCAGGTGATACTGATATCAACTACTTTACAGCAGAGGTCACTTTCAAGTATACTATCTACAATGTCTTAGCTGCTGACAACAGAACACCCTTATGAACCTTGATCAAATTCAGGAGATGTGGGAAAAAGATTCCCAAATCGACCCCGATAATTTACATGATGAATCATTAAAAATTCCACAACTTCATTCAAAATATTATACTCTATATAATACCATCACTCTTTTAAGAGAGAAAGCAAGAGGAACTTATAACCGTGTAAGATTAGAAAGATATAATTACTACACAGGAAAGGCAACAGCAGAGGTTTATGCCGAAGAACCATTTCCCTATAAGGTTAGAGATAAAGAGGCATTACAGAGGTATATGGATGCCGATGAGAAGTTAAATACTATTGATTTGAAAGTTCGTTATTATGATGTAATGCTTAAGTTCTTGGAAGAGATTATCAAGACAGTTTCAAATAGAACTTTTCAAATTAAAAACTCAATCGACTGGCACAAGTTTCAAGCAGGATTTAACTAATGGAAGAAAACTATTATAATATTGAAATGAATATTCAATCTATTCGTATCATACATAATGGTCTCGGACAAGCAGTTCAAAAATGGTCTGGGGGAGAACCCGAAGAACAAAGGAACTTAATCGCAATGAGAGATAATTTTTATAGAGTTATCCTAGAACATCAGTTTGACAGCACGAACTAAATACTTATAGGTGAACCTATGAGTTATGTCTCATTTGATTATATCAAAAAAGAATGAAGTATATTTACAGGTTAGAGCAGAACCTCACGTATACTACGAATTATCAGACCAGTTTACCTTTGAGGTTCCTGGTGCAAAGTTTATGTCCTCGTATCGTAGTAAATACTGGGATGGAAAGATAAGATTATTTAATACCCAAACTGGAGAGATTTATGTTGGGTTGTTAGATAAGGTCACAAAATTTTGTGATGACCACGAATATACTTATGAGTTCGTAGATAATAAGTATTATGGTCTTCCTTTTGAGACGAATGATTTTATCTCAAAGGAAGGTGTGAAAGATTATATGAATGCTATTTGCAAGTATTCTCCGAGAGATTACCAAGTTGAGGGAGTATACGACGCCTTAAAACATAATAGAAAGTTGTTGATATCCCCAACTGCTTCTGGAAAGTCTCTGATGATATATTCTCTTGTGAGATATTACGTTGAGAAGAAACAAAATATTCTGATAGTCGTTCCGACGACTTCGCTAGTAGAGCAGATGTATAAAGACTTTGCAGACTATGGTTGGGATGTAGGTTCATATTGTCACAAGATCTATGCGGGGAAAGAGAGAGAAACAGATTCTCAGGTTATCATCACTACCTGGCAGTCTATCTACAAACTTCCTCGTAAATATTTTGAAAGATTTAATGTAGTTATCGGAGACGAAGCACACCAGTTTAAATCAAAGTCATTAATATCTATAATGTCAAAACTTGCTGATGCAAAATATCGTTTTGGTTTTACCGGAACACTTGATGGAACACAAACACATAAATGGGTTCTTGAGGGATTGTTTGGTGCTTCGTACAAAATCATTCGTACCGAAGAGTTGATGGCGAAAGGACATGTTGCTAAACTGGATATCAATGTACTTCTACTGAAGCACCCAGCACATAAGTTTGAAAACTTTGAAGAAGAAGTTCAGTATATTATTAATCACAAACGCAGAAATAAGTTCATAAGAAATCTTGCATTAGATCTCAAAGGAAATACTTTAGTTCTTTTTGCAAGAGTTGAAGGTCATGGTGAACCACTATATCACATGATAAATAATAATACGGTTGATGAAAGACAAGTATTTTTTGTCCATGGTGGAGTAGAAACAAAGGATCGAGAACAAGTAAGAGAGATTACTGAAAAAGAAAATAATGCAATTATTGTTGCATCATACGGAACATTCAGTACAGGAATTAATATCAAGAATCTCCATAATGTCATTTTTGCTTCTCCATCCAAATCTAGAATTCGAAATCTCCAGTCTATTGGTAGGGTTCTTAGAAAAGGTAACAATAAAACCAAAGCGACTCTCTATGACATTGCTGACGACATATCCTACAAATCCAGGAGGAACTATACACTTAATCATCTAATCGAAAGAATTAAAGTTTATAACGAAGAGAATTTTAATTACGATATTGTAAACATACCACTAAAGAACTAATATGGGAGATGAATTTTACGCAATTATAAAACTAGTATCTGGTGAAGAAGTATTGTCACTTATTTCTATTGATGATAATGATGGTGATCCTCTAGTTGTAATGCAGAATCCAATCACAATGAAACTCATATATTCACAACATGGAATGCATGTTAAAGTTAAATCATGGATGGAATTAGCATCTGATGATTTCTTTATTGTAAGACCTGATAAAATTCTTACTATGACAGAAACCCATGATGAAAGAATGATTGAGATATATAATAACTATCTTGAAGATGAAGATGACATGGACGTTTTTAAACCTCAATCTTCCTCTAATGAAAAACTTAGAGGTGATGTTAAACCTTCTAGAAAGATGGGATACTTATCGACGGTAGAAGAAGCAAGAAAGTCTCTAGAGAATATCTTTAAACTAGAAGATACTAAAGAAAGCTAAGCCCCTCTCTTTAACCCTAACAAAGGTATTCTACTGATAATCAAGGGTTCTGTCAAGCCCCCTAAAAAGTGTGGTATAATTAATATAACTTATATTGTTAAAAGTTTTATTAACATTAATCAAAAAAATTAAGAACAATAATTATGCCAAAAAAGAAATCAGAACATTATGTAAACAACAAAGAGTTATTGGAGGCAATGATTGTCTATCGAACTAAGGTAGAAAAATCATACATGAAGACTTTCAATAAAGACCTCACTGAGTTTCCGAAACAGGAAAGAGGTAAGAGATGGGAAGGTAAACCACCAATCCCAAACTATCTTGGTGAGTGTTTTCTTAAGATTGCGACACACCTCTCCTACAAACCCAACTTTGTGAACTACATGTTTCGTGAAGATATGATTTCTGATGGGATTGAAAATTGTGTACAATACATTCATAATTTCGATCCAGAAAGATCAAAGAACCCTTTCGCATACTTTACTCAGATTATTCATTATGCCTTCTTGAGACGCATACAGAAGGAGAAGAAGCAGTTGGAGATTAAAACTAAGATTATTGAGAAGAGTGGATTTGATGAAGTTATGATGGTTGATGATAGCTTGCTTTCTGGACATAGTTCAGAGTATAATAGTATAAAAGATGCCATTCAATACAAGAATCGATGAAGGTTGCCATAATAACAGATACTCATTATGGTGCAAGAAAAGGTTCTAAGCATCTACATGATCATTTTGAGAAGTTCTATGATGATGTGTTTTTTCCTACTTTAGAAGCAGAAGGAATTGATACCGTTATTCATATGGGTGATGCTTTTGATAGTCGTAAGTCAATTGATTATCAGAGTCTTGAGTGGTCAAAGAGAGTTGTATTTGATAGACTCAAAAAATGTAATGTTCATATGATTATTGGTAATCATGATTGTTACTATAAAAATACTAATAATGTAAACTCTCCAGAACTTCTCTTACAAACTTATAATAATATAAAGACATATAGTGAAGTATCAGAGATTACATTAGATAAATTAAAAATACTGTTTATACCTTGGATCAATGCAGAAAACTTTGAGAATACTGTCAAATCTATTAAAGATACAACTAGCATATGTGCGATGGGGCACCTTGAACTCAACGGATTTAGAGCTCATCGTGGGCACGTCATGGAAGACGGTATGGACAGCAAACTATTTGAGAAGTTCGAAAAGGTATTCTCGGGACACTATCACACTCGATCAGACAACGGAAAAATCTTCTACTTAGGAAATCCTTATGAGATATATTGGAATGATGTAAATGATACAAGAGGATTTCATATCTTTGATACGGATACCCTCACTCATACTCCAGTTAATAATCCTTATAAATTATTTTATAATATCTATTACGAAGATACCAATCATAAACTCTTCAATGCAACTGAATATGAGAACAAGATTGTAAAAGTTATTGTTCGCAAAAAATCAAAACCAAAAGATTTTGAGAAGTTTATCGATAAACTTTATACTGCCGGAGTTCATGATTTAAAGATAATTGAGAACTTTGAAATTCAAGAGTCTGAAGAATTTGATATTGATGAAGAAGAGAATACACTTTCAATTCTAAATCGATATATTGATGAATCTGAATTTGATCTTGATAAAAACATTATCAAGGGTATCTTCCAAGATTTGTATAGTCAGGCTTGCGAAGTGGAGTAAATGTATCTTCTAACTCTCAAAGATGGTAAAGACGATGGTGCTTATGCCGTTCAGGATAATCACGGTAATAAAGTGTTATTTTTGTTTGAGGAAGAAGATGATGCTGAAAGATATGCTATGATGCTATATGACGAAGAAGATGCTGATATGGATGTTGTAGAAGTTGATGATGACCTTGCTATAAAAACTTGTAAGTATCATTCATACAAGTATACGATTATTACACCTAATGACATTGTGATTCCCCCTAAGAATGATAACATTTCAAAAAATTAGATATAAAAACTTTTTAAGTTCTGGCAATCAATTTACAGAGATTGACTTCCAACAACATCATACTAATTTGATTATTGGAACGAATGGAGCAGGAAAGTCCACAATGCTGGATGCTCTTACATTTGTATTATTCAATAAACCATTTCGTAAGATTAATAAACCACAACTTGCGAATGCCACAAATGAGAGGGATTGTTTAGTAGAGATTGAGTTCTCTGTGAATAGTCGTGATTATCTGGTTCGTCGTGGAATCAAACCAAATATCTTTGATATTGAGGTAAATGGTAATCCACTCCATAAAGAAGCAGATGATCGTGCCAATCAACGCATATTGGAGGAGAGTATTCTTAAGGTAAATTATAAATCATTTACACAAATTGTTATACTTGGTAGCAGCACCTTTGTACCTTTCATGCAACTTACAACTTCCAATCGTCGGGAGGTTATTGAGGACTTGTTGGATATTCGTATCTTCTCTGCGATGAATAGTCTAATTAAAGATAATATTCGAACAAAGAAAGAACAAATTAAATCTTTGGATATTAAGAGGGATAATCTCAAAGATAAGATGCAGATGCAGCAAGAGTTTATTGAAGAACTCGAAAGTCGTGGTCATGCGAATATTGATTCTAATGAGACAAAAATTGATAAACTTTTGGATGAAGAAAACTCATACATGTTGAGTAATGAAGATTTGAATTATAGAATGGAAACTCTTCAAGAACAGATGAGTGATGTTACTGGTGCTCGTGAGAAGTTATCAAAACTAAACAATCTTAAAGGTAAAATATCTCAAAAGGTTGCGACCATTACCAAAGAGCATAAGTTCTTCACAGAAAATACGGTTTGTCCCACTTGCACACAAGACATAGAAGAAGAGTTTCGTGTAAATAGAATTAGTGACGTTCAAAATAAAGCACAGGAACTCAAGAAAGGTTATGAAGATCTTGAAGAAACAATCAAGTTCGAACAGGAACGAGAACGTCAATTCAATTCCCTATCCAAGGAGATTACAAAACTAACGCATGGCATTTCTCAAAACAATACTCGGATTTCCCTCAACCAGAGACAAATCAGAGATCTTGAACATGAAATTCAAACTATTACCAATAACTTACAAAACAGAAATACTGAGAATGAGAAATTAGAGCAGTTTAAAGACAATCTCCAAAAGACAATTGAATATCTTTCAGACAAAAAACAAGAAATCGTTCATTACGATTTTGCCTATTCCTTACTCAAGGATGATGGCGTAAAAACAAAAATCATCAAGAAGTACCTTCCATTCATCAATCAGCAGGTTAATCGTTATCTTCAAATGATGGACTTCTACATCAACTTTAAACTTGATGAGGAGTTCGGTGAAACCATTGAGTCACCTATTCACGAAAACTTTTCTTATAGTTCTTTTAGTGAAGGTGAAAAAATGCGTGTAGATTTGGCTCTACTCTTCACTTGGAGAGAAGTTGCGAGACTCAAAAATTCCGTAAACACTAACCTGTTGATTATGGATGAAGTATTTGATTCTTCACTTGATGGATTTGGAACCGAAGAGTTCCTAAAAATTATTCGTTATGTGATAAAAGATGCTAATATATTCGTCATCTCTCATAAGTCAGACTTACATGACAAATTCCAAAGTGTCATAAGGTTTGAGAAAGTCAAAGGTTTTTCACGTATGGTGTCCTGATACACCAAAGAACAATGCAAGTCCCAAACTGGAAGCACCATTCTAAGAAAGAACAGAAACGAAAACTGAAACCTCAGGCAATGCGTTCCCGAAAGGAGGCACTGAGACACTTCAAGAACTGTCATATGACCTCCCCTAAAAAGGGAGGTTCTTTTGTATACTACGTTCATACGAATCAAATCAATGACCGTCAGGCACGAAATCAAATCTCAACTTGCCAAACTTCTTGCA